CCATATCCCCTAAATTCAATAAGCACTTGATTACATCCTAATGGAGTAACACTATCTGAACGATAAGCACTACCACGTAGGTTAAAGTTGAAGCCTGGAAACAAGTCTACCATATACCATTGGTTGGGTGGTAAATTAGGAAAGGACAGTTCGCCTCTATCTTCGAAGCCTTCATACTCTTCGTAGTTGACAGTGAATGAACTTACATTTACATGTCCGTTGTCAAACGGTATGTTCTTACGTGCAAAGTATTCATCATTGAATCCACTTACACGATTGAAGTAATGCATGAAGTCGTGATAGAATTCACTGTTTGTATCATGCCACAGTTTGTAGTTGGTATCTATAATTGCTTTGTGATAATGAAACACTTCCATTTCTTCTGTGTCAATAGCATCTGCTATACAATCAAATGCTCCTGCTGTCCATTGCTCTACATTCATAGTAGGATTAGGATCTAGTGTTACCCATACCATACCTCCGTGCTTTACTTCACAATGCAACTCTTTGCCAAAAGTATCATCGTTCCATACTTTACCAGAAGGTTGTTGTGGACCATGATTTAAATATGCTTTTACTCTATCACCTGTGTTCCATGCGATAACATTCTGTCCTGCTATCTGTGTTGTTCTGAAATGTCCTTTGTAATACATTTCACTTATATGACACATAGGTACCCATACCTTTTTAAAGATATGTTCTTGTTCTTGTGCAAATATTTCTGGGCAGTTGTAGGCTGTGCTACTAATTGATTCTACTACTGGCTTCTTTAACCAGTTGGCGTGATTACGTGGTGGCATCTAGTTCTCCTTACGATGTATTTAAAATATTTTAACATGTAAAAAGACTGTTGTCTAATAGACTGTAACTATGAACTAATAGTCAAAAAAATAGGCTCCGAAGAGCCTATTTTAAAATATTCTACTTATGAAGGTCGAATATCTGATGCTTGAGGACCTTTAGGTCCCTCTGCCATTTCGTAAGTAACGGCTTGATTCTCTTGTAGAGTTTTATAGCCATCGCCTGAAATAGCTGAGAAATGAGCGAATACATCTTTTCCGCCGTCGTCTGGAGTAATAAAGCCAAAACCTTTGTCTGCATTAAACCATTTTACTTTTCCTGTTGCCATTTTATTTCCTTAGTTATTAATTATGCCGCCTGTCTTTCTACTTCTTTGTCTTTCACGACATGGGTAGCCGACTTCTTGCCTGTTTCTGGTCGGATAGGCTCCAACCATGAGTCCGCTATGTATGCTTTAGGTGAATCTCCAAACTGATTTTTCAATCCAGTTGCTTCAATCCACCAGTAATGATCTGTCACAGGACACATGCATGAGACACCTCTGAAATCAAAAGTATCATTCTGCTTGTACTTTCCAATGTATTCTTTAACAAGGACAATCTTGCCAATATTCTCAGGTCTAACTGAGTGTATTACTTTTGCTAAATCACCTTGTTCGCACTTCATATTACTTTAACCAAGCTACTCGCTTTCCTTCTTTAACACGTCGAGCGTGTTCCTCTTCTGAGCCAGGATATCGCCAAGCCCAGATTGCTACTAGCACCATTGCACCACCACTCCACATAATTGCTTTCAGATTCTCTGTAGCAAACCATGTAAAGATAATAGTTGATGCCATTACCAATATCATTAAGTACTTCCCCTTTGTAGGGAAAACACGTTTTTTATTCCAATTTGTTAAGAACTTACCAAACCAAGGATGATTGTATAACCATGCCTCCATTTTAGGTGAACTCTTAGCAAAGGCCCATGCAGCAATTACTAAAAATATGCTGAATGGAATACCTGGAGTAACGATTCCAATGTAGGCTAAACCTACACAAAGGAAACCAATACCCATGTACATATATCTTTTTATTTGATTCATTAATGTACCACCTTGTTATATTATATAGTGTGCAATGCTTTCTGTCAACTAGGATCTGACTGGACGGAAGATACCCGATATACGTCCATTTGACTGTTGCCAGCCTCCCTTCCAACTATTAGTAATTGTACCGCCACTTGGATTGTTGTTAGTAGCACTTGCCTTATCACTTTGGTTGCCGCCGACGAAAGTATACACACCTGGCGACGGTGAAGTGTATATAAAGTTAACGTGACTGTAACTCCAAACTACAATGTCACCTGGTTGACCATCTGATAGTGGTACAGGAACACCACCATATAAACTTGTTTTATCTCTAAAGTCATATGCTCTAGCACTTTGCATATACTTGTAGCCTGTTCTTTTTAATACCCAATTTACAAATCCAGCACACCAAGGTGTTTGATCTGTTTTCCAATATGATGTGTCTGGGAAACCTAGTTCTTTCCATATACCTATAATGTTTCCATTACTAGGATCAACAGTTTCGTCCCATTTGTTTGCTGCCGCTTCGTCTAATAGTTGTGTTAAGAAACCTGGTATACCATCTGCTGCTGCTGTTGAATTGGCAGCACTTGCATCAACTAAGGCTTGTTCGTTTGTTCCTAAGTCATCAACACCTGCTGCTGGTGCACCTTCGTATCTTTGTGGTACTTGATTTTCTGCAATAGTGCCGTTAGCCTGGGCACCACCTGTTGCACCTACATCTGGTGGGTTTTCAATTGCTTCTTGTATAACTGCATTGATTGCTGCTGCCTGTGCCGGCGAAAGTATAATAGGTGGTACATAGCCTTCGTTAGCCCAAACATTAGGTGAGCCAGTTTCTGCTTCATTAGCAACCCAACTTCCGTGTCCGCTAGTTGCGTCACCCTTACGATGAACAGGAATATTATTAATCCAAACACTTAATGAACCACCTTCAGCAGGATCACCACATTTAGTAGTATCGCCTATGCGTACAGTTTGTTCGTTGTTTGTAAACACATTTGGAGAACCAACTGCGTATGCTTCTTGGTGAAATGGGTTGGGCGTAGGACTTGCATGTCCTTTGTGCTTGTCTACATTTGTTCTTACTACTTCTGGCATACTAGTACTTATCTACTTTGATAGTGCTATACCTGTTGTAGTCTGTGTATATTGTTTGCTGATGTTATCTTCTGTTTTAGCAACACAACTTACTGCGTTTGCTTTAAGCATAAATTTGCCATCTGGTGATACACTAAACATAAATGGTGCAAGACCTAATCCTTTTTGCTGTGCAATAAGTACCATTGGCTTGTGCAATGTATAGTGTGTATCAGTTTCTTCTTCTAGACGTCCTACGATTTCTTCGCCTGACGCAAGTTTAAAGGAGACATTATCGCCTACTTTGTATGGTGTTTCAATTAACATATTTTTATCCTAGTGAGTGTCCAGTACCGTTATAACCTGTGTCTTCAACGTATTTGATTAATTCGTTGTAACCACCGATCTTTTCTCCGCGTACTGTGATTTGAGGGAATGTTCGTGCTGTTGGGAACTTTTCAAAGAGTTGCTCACGAGTAAAGTCTTCGTCTAATTGTTTGTAGACAAATTCAAACTGGTTCGATTCACAAAACTTCTTAGCCCTGTCACAGAACGGACATGCTGGTTTTCCGTATATTTCTATCATGTTTTATCCTACGTAAATAGTTTCTTTCTTTTTATTAATTACCTTAACCATGATAGCACCAGCGTTCTTCTTGGATATTGCCGCATTGATAGCTGTGGCTTCAGTACCGTAAGTACCGTAAGTTGTCCACACTTCGAAAGGGGAATGTCTTCTAAATTGAACTCTGAACATACTATTACTTATCTAAAGTTCGAAACCTTCGAACGTTTTATCATCAACATCTTGTTTAACACCGCCAATAATATAACTTTCGATTTCAGTCTCCTGTGGAGCAACTTGTAGCCCTGAGCTACTTAACCAATGTTGTGTCCACGGTAAAGGATTTGTTGTCAAAGGACGATCATAAATTGTATCAAGTCCTAATGCTTTGAGTCTCTTGTTAGCAATAAACTCTACATAAGCATGTAGTAAGTTTGCATTAAGTCCTACAATAGAACCTTTTTCAAACAAGTAATCTGCCCAACGCTTTTCTTCCTCAACACAAGTACGCCACATTTCATATGATTCTTCTTTACATTCTTTTGCAATTTTAACAAAGTCTGGATCGTCGTCTCCTTTTGCCCAATGCTTTAGAATGTGTGTAGATAAATTTAAGTGCGTTGCTTCGTCACGAGCAATAAGAGAAATAATCTTTGCAGACCCTTCCATCTTCTTTAATTCGCCAAATGCAAATGTACATGCAAACGAAACATAAAAACGTAAACCTTCTAAAATATTCACTACCATCATTGCTTTATACAATTGCTTTTTAACTTCGTACTCAGTACCTTTACCTTTGTACATGTAATCTGTTACAACTTGATGAAACTTGTCGTATTCTGCAGATACACTTTCTGCTCTTGCAATAATTTGCTCATCATCTAAAATAGTATCAAACACTTCTGCTGGGTCAGCATATACATTTTTTACAATGTGTGTATAAGAACGACTGTGGATAGTTTCTTGGAAGTCCCATGCTACAATACAACTTTCTAATTCTGGATTAGAACAGTAAGGTAAAAAATTTAAACACGGTCCACGTCCTTGTACACTATCAAGTAGGGTTTGATATTTTAAGTTTGAAGTAAAGATATGTTTCTGTGCATCTGTAAATTCTGCATAGTCACCTCTATCTTTCTGTAAGGAGACTTCTTCAGGTCTCCAAAAATAACCTAACATAGTTTGGTTAAGTTTGTCATACTCCGGATAACGGAATACGTCATAACGTTGAGTGTTTTGATCTTCACCAAAGAACATATACTGCTTTGTGAAGTCTACTTTATTACGATTAAAAACTGTCTTGGTCACTGTGTGTGTTTCCTCTTTTATATATTACACGCTTCGCATTCTTCACCTTCAAGTTCTTCTACTGGTTGTAGATCACCGTTCATGTGTGAATGTCCATTCATTTCAACTTCTGGTTCTTTAACTTCATCGTCTCCTTTGAAGTCGTATGTGTTTTGATAATAACTTGTTTTCCAACCTAACTTGTAAGTTGTTAACATGTCTTTCATCATTACGCTTAATGGAACTTCGTTGTTCTCAAACTGCGTAGGGTTATATGACCAATTACCACTAATGGATTGATCAAAGAACTTTTGCATCACTGCTACAATGTTAATGTAGCCATCGTTGCTAGGCATATCCCAAAGTAAAGTATAGAAGTTCTTTAACTGACTATACTGCGGAACAACTTGTTTAAGAGGCCCTTTCTTGGACTTCTTAACGGACAAGTATCCTCTAGGTGGTTCAATTCCGTTTGTTGCGTTCGACACAACGGAACTACTCTCTGAAGGCATTTGTGCGGACAATGTGCTGTGCCGTAAACCATGTTTTTGTATGTCCTTGCGTAGAGCAGCCCAATCATATTGTAGTTTTGCTTTTACAACTCCGTCAATATCTTTTTTGTATGTATCAATTGGTAATATACCGTCTGCATATTTAGTACGATCGAAGTATTCACAAGCACCACGTTCTTCAGCAAGTTCATTACTTGCAACCAACAAATAGTATTGGAATGCTTCTGTAAGTTCGTGTACTTTAACCCACGCTTGTGGATCATCATACTTAACTTTATTCTTTGCAAGATAGTGTGCAAGTCCAATGTAGCCTACACCTAGTGAACGTCTTGCTTTAGTACTAATCTCTGCTGCCTTAACAGGATAACCTTGATAGTCAATAATTTCTTCTAATGCTCTAACAGCAAGATCACATAAAGGTTCTAGTTCTTCTAGTTTATTAATTAATCCTACATTAATAGCACTAAGAATACATAATGCAATTTCGCCTTCTTCATCATCAATGTGTTGAATTGGTTTAGTTGGTAGTGTAATCTCTTGACACAAGTTACTCATGTACACAGGATCTTTGAAAGAACTGTGTGAGTTACTGTGATCAACATTCATAATATAGATACGTCCTGTTTCAGCACGTTCTTTTAACATGTTACCAAACAGTTCTTTTGCACTTACTGTTTTCTTTCTAATAGATGTTTTACGTTCTGCTTTTTCATATACATCTTTAAATAAATCATTGTCGCCTGAGTAGAAAGCATCATATACTTCTGGGACTTCGTGTGGCGAGAAAAGAGTAATGTCTTGACCAGACAATAACCTTTCGTAAAATAATTTATTAATTTGAATAGAATAATCTAATCTACGTACACGATTATCTTCAGTACCTTTATTATTTTTTAATACAAGGATGTCATCAATTTCATAATGCCAAATAGGAAAATGAGTTGTTGCTGACCCGCCACGTACACCGTTCTGTGTACAGCTTCTTACTGTTGATTCATAAACTTTTAGAAATGGGATAACACCAGTGTGTGCTACTTCCCCGCCCCTGATCTTCGAGTTAATCGCTCTCGTACGACCCGAATTGATTCCGATACCAGCTCGCTGAGCGATATAATAACCAATAGCGGAGTTGCTACTAAAAATACTAGGCAAAGTATCGTCAACATCGACCAGTACACAACTAGCAAACTGACGGATTGGAGTACGAACGCCAGCCATGACTGGGGTTGGTATGTTGATTTTAAAAAGCGAGGTCGCGTCATAATATTTCTTTACATAACTTAATCTGGTTTCTTTAGGATAGTTTGCAAACAACGTAGCGGCAATCATCATATACATGAACTGAGGAGTTTCATAGATGTCGCCGTTGCTTCTATCCTGACACAAATACTTATCTACAACTTGACGTAAACCTGCATAAGTAAATTCTTCGTTACGGTCATGCTTTAACCAAGTATTCATTTTCTTTAATTCTACATCTGAATACTTTTCTTTGATTGCAGAATCATACACACCGCGTTCAATATTACGATCAATTATAGTGCCGAGAGAATCATGTTCGTATTTTGTATAAACTTTTTTATGTAGACCGTACAACAACAACCTTGCTGCTGCATATTGATAATTAGGATTTTCTAACGATATAAGATCGTTTGCGCTCTTAATTAGAATCTCTTGAATTTCGTCTGATGTCATGCCGTCGTAAAACTGTAAATCAGCGTTCATCTCGATCTGTGAACTACTCACTCCAGCAAGACCAGCACAAGCTTCTTCAACAACAAAGTGCATTTTATCTAAATCTAAAAGCTCTCTGCTACCGTTTCTTTTTGTGATGTGTATATCTTTGCTCATGTCTCTCTCATTTTAATTTTGTGTACAGAGGTATTTAGTTTTAGTACCTGCGAATGCAGGATCTTAGTGGCTAAAATTTATACCAGTGAACTTTTTATAGTATTTGTTTAATTGTACAGTCAGAACGTGTGTTGAGCAAGAAGAAAATAACTTTTTCTTTGCCATTTCTAACTAAACTCCGTACTGTATGTCGAACGACAGAGATCCTGTAGCACCTGTAGCAATAGGATTCTTGTAAGACAACACCACGGTATCGGTACCACTGTCTGTGTCGTTGTCACGCAGAGCAGCGGAAAATTCAAACCCTGTCATAATTACACCACCCGGAGATGTTGTAGTTGTGTCGGAGTATTCGTAATTATCTGATAAAGATAGTTTCGAGACGTCATCACCGATTGTGATGTTAACTGAACCTCTACGAATATGGTTTGCAAGTCTTAGTGTATAATTAACTTTCATAAATGCGTTAAGTGCTGAAAACACTGCAACAGGTCTAAAACTGTCAGTTGTATAAACTTCTGAATAGTTTTTGTCTGTAAAGCTAACAAAGTCACTACCTTGCACTTCTGCAATGGCTGCTACAGTCTCTGTGTTTACGACTCCTGCGTCTTGTTGTCTATCACTCGTACACTCACGAACTACGTTATTTCTACTTTCTCCAAACTCAACAATAGTTGAAGTTGGGTTTGCAGATGATCCTGTGTTGTTACCACAACTTACAAAATCACATCTACTAATTTTTGTACCGTATCCATAGTTTGCATTGAATGCTTGTTTGGCAATCTCAGTAAAGTTACAGTCATTAATAATCCAATTGTTACCTTGCCCTGTTACTCCTGCAATGTAAACTGATGTATCATTAACATTAAAGTCACTGTTAGTGATTTCAACTTTAGTTGCTGTGTTTACTGTTTGGTTGCACTTTATACTGATGGAGTTATTTTTGAACTTACAATGTTTAATTTTGATATCGTCTACTTTAAGACCTGCCAAATCGTTGTTCCATAATACAGATGCACTCTCTGTAGCATAGTTTGTAACTGGTGCACCTAAGCTATATTCTCCATCGAATATAATTCCTTCTAGCTCTACATCTTTAGCACCTGTAAGAACAAGTGAGCCCGAAGAACGTTTAATAGTAAGGTTACTAATATGTATGTTCGTTGGTCTGTCGCTACTTGTAAATGATGCAAGTGTAGTTCCTTGTGAACTAATGAGCTGTATGTTTCTTGTGTCTAAGTTTAGTATTGCGCCCTCTGCTGTTTCACCTCTAATGATTGCATTGCTAGGAATCTCAAGTTCTCCTGTAAACAAATATTCACCATTAGGTACAGTTAGTACTTTTTTAAAGTCGGGGTCTGCATTTCTAAATAATTGTGTAAAAGCATTTTCAAATGCTGTAACGTTGTCTGTTGAACCGTCACCTACTGCTCCAAAGTCTGCAACACTGACTGCCATTTCATCAATCTTACCTAATAGTGTACGTGATTGACTTTGTGTAATAGATGGATTATCAGATGCAAATTTGTAACTAGATGCTAGTTCTAAAATATTATCATGTTCGGTTAATACTTTTGTATTACCTACGTAGGGAGCACCTTCTGTAGTTGAACCATTACCAATATACAGTTCTTGTGTGTCTACTGCCCATGCTAATTCTGCTGAACTTAATTGCGGTACACCACTAGAAGAGTTCTTTTTACCTCTTCTGATCTGAATCTTTGATATTTGAACTACAGCCACTTATTTGCTCCTGAAATTGTTATTAGTATTTATGTCAATCAGTTCGCAAGTAAGGATAGCCTGTAGAACCTTGCTACAGTTGCTTGTATAGCACTATTATGCTTTTGATGCGTAGTATTCTTCTACTTTAGAAAGCCATTTATCTTGATATTCGTTCCAAGTATCTGGCGTAACACTAAACTGTTGATATTGTAGGTCTCTGCTACACATAAAGATATGTCCTTCCTTGATGTCAGTACCATATACTTCATTGTGTGCCATAGCATAGGCCACTAATTGTAGATAGTAATCTTCAACCCACTCTGCTTTCTTAGGTTTATTAGTTTGCTTATGGTCCATAATCGCAGGTTGTCCTTTGTACATACCACACAAGTCAGTTGTACCTGAATACAAACCTGGAAAATATAATGCTTGTTCTATTGACCATATTTCATCTACATGCTTCAAACCGTTTTCGATAATAACATCTGCCATCTTGTTTGCTTGTACATGCACAGGATTATTACCTGGCTGTCTTTTTTCGCCTACAACAAATCTTTCTAAGTTGTTGTGCATTGCTGTACCAACACCTGCTGCTTCAGTTGTAATACGTCTAGCATTTTCTTCGCCAACTCGTTTACGCCATTCAATAAGGTGAGTCATATCTTTAGTTGAACTAAGGATAGTTGTTACACTTGGTAACTTCTCATCATCTGGAGTTAGGTAAACACGTTTGCGTGTTACAGGATCATTTATCTGTTTTAAAGATTTATACTCAAAACGTTCAACAAATGGTGGCGGTGTTATCTCAATAGTTTGATCAGTCATACTGTATATAGTACTACCTTTCTAGTAGTTTGTCAAGAGTGAATTATGTTTCTTGGGATAATTGCTGAGGTGCTGCACTTGCTGCTGTTTGATCTACAGCATCTTGGCTGCTTTGATCACTCTGTGGAGATTGGGGATCTGCATCAGGTGCTCCTGGGACATCCAATTCAATGCCATCGGCATTAAAGTTTTTTACAAGACTTTGGATTGCAGGACTGCTGTCGTAAATTGCTTTGAACGTTTCGTAGTCTGCTGCTAATTGGATTTTATTTTTTAATGCTAAGTTTGAAAGTCCTGCCCAATTCATTTTAGCAGGAGACTTTTTCATTTCTGCACGACCGATAATATTTTTTAACAAGATTACATACTTGTCAATAGTTTCATCAGTACCTGTGAATTCAAAGAACCTCATGGTTAAACCTCTGTTTGTGCTTTTCTAAGTTCTCTAACCTGTGCTTCGAGTTCTTGTATTTTGTCTGCAAGTTCTTTTCTTTCAGCTGCTTTTTCTGCAGGATCTTTTTCTGTTTTTGCTAGAGCGTTTGCTACTGCACTGCCTCCGGCTACTGGACCTTTGCCTTTCATTGCTGCGCCAACATTAGGATCCATTACACCTGCAAGACCTGCTGCACCTTTGTATCCTAGTTTAGCTGCGCCAACACCAAGTTTGGCTGCACCTTTAACAGCGCCGCCGATACCTCTAGCTACTGCACCTATGAGTTCAGTAACTTCTTGGTCGTCTGCATCTTTGATGAACTCATGCAGTCTCATGTATTATCCTGCTAGTGTTTTAAGTAGTCTTGATTCAAAGTTAATTGATTCACGCTTTTCACGGCCTGCTGTTTCCATTCCGCCTGCTGCTGGTTCTGCTGTTGCAAAATCATCTGCTGGTTCTTCAGCTGGTGCCTCAGCGTCTGCTGGTGCTGCCATGTCGTCCATTCCACCTTCTTCTGGTTCTGCACCTAACATACCTGTTTGTGCTTCTTCGCCAGTAAGTTGTCTAATAGAACTTGCTAGTGTTTCACGTGTTGTTTTAAGATTTTCTAATGCTTGTTGAATTGCTGGAGCCGACGCTTCAATAAATGCTTTTGATTGCTCTTGGCCCATTTCATCTCTAATTGAATCGCCAAGTTGAAGAAGTGTTTCATTTTCCATTCCGGAAAGTTCTTCAATCCAACGTCCAACTCTATCTACCATAGTTTTAGCAGTTACAATTGCACTTGCTTGTTGGATCTCACCTTCGTTTACTTTCATCTCATCTCCTGCTTCTTCTGTTGCTTCAGCTTGGGGAGCTTCTGTTGCAACTTCTAATGAATCAATTGCTGCTTCTTCACGTTCTAGAATCTCTGTGTTAATGACATCAAGCATAGCCTGTGCTGTTTGCAATGTGTCATCAGTCAAATCCTCATTAAATTTTGAATTTGATTTTGCATCATGGATTTGTGTACGTAACTTATTACGTGCATCTTCTAGTTTAGCTACATCAAATGCCTCAAGGTTTAGTTTTTTACCAAACGTCTTGTGCATAGACTCGTTCAGCTTCGCAGCCTTTGTTCTAAATAATTCGTTATGTTTCATTTTATACAATCCCCAAAAGTTGTTATATGTATTTATTCAAAAGGCGGCCAAATGCTCTGCTTCCGACTTAGCATTTATTGCTCTAAATTTAGCATCTTCATACCTAGTCCACATAATTTCAGCTTTTAGCTCATCTTTTGCATTACAAGCTCTATGATATCTATCTAAAAATATATTACTATCTGTATAAAAACGGCTATAATATACGTCTGCTGCAAATAACTTGTCTTGTAGTGCTTTATTTTCGTTCCATGCTAACAGGTTTGCTATGCGTATTGCTACAGCATTCAAACTTATGTTCTCATATATTAATTTATCCTTTTTTATGATATTTTTGAAAGGACCGTCTGATTGTATTAGAACATCACCAACATGAATGCCTTTATCTGACTTGGTTGGAAGTATGGTTCCTTGGTCAAGAAACTGCTTGTAAGTCTTAGTTACTAGCTGTTCAAAACGTTTAGAAATATTCGTCATAAAAAAAAGGACCTTTCGTCCTCTGTATTTACAACTTAATTAATTTGGTGGGCTACATCTTGAGTAGTATAGTAACTACTATGGAAAGAACTGCTGCAATTATTGTACCAGCTGTACCAATGATAACTTTGGTTAAGCTCTTTTGACCATCTGTGATATCTCTATGAATATGCTCTACTTTCTTTTCTAGATTGTCGAGGCGGCCTTCTAATTGCTCGTACCTTTCTTGGCACAAGTCAACATGGGCTTCTAAATTTTTCTTTTCTAGGCTAGTTGCCATTTTACATTCTCTCCGAATACCGTTAATTTAATAACTCTCTGGGTATTGCCTTTTGAATGTGCCTTGTATTAGCTGTTATCTGTCCTATGCTTTTAGTGTTTGCCTTTTACTTTCAACAAAAGTATTTATCATTTTCCTCTAGAAGTTAGAGCTCTAATCATCTTTTTTATGAGCCCTAATTCTTCTCTAACCATGCCTAAACCGTCCTGTGCTTTAGTTGTACGTAGGATCATATCTTTTATTACTAACATAACCCAAATCCACCATGTAAAGCACACTGAAGACATGATAACTATCCCTATGTAAGCAAGATTATCTTTATCAGTGTACACTCCAAGAAGAGATAGTAAGAAACCCATAAACATAAATGAGCTCGTACCAAACATAATTATATTCCAATGGTGATCTTTCATACTACTATTTACTCGCTGGTTGGCTGAGAATTCAGTCTACACTTAATCGGCAGTGTTAAGCCATATGTTACAATTAGGTCCACTTGTTATAAAACAGTTTTGCTTAAATTTAACATTATTATTTAGGTTACTAATAATTGGAATACTTTGTAAATCATCTTTAAGCAAACCAACTCGATCGTCACCTTTTAAAAAAACATCTTGTCTTTCTACATAAAATGACCAGTACCATTTGGTGTCAACATCCTTGTACTCTATCATAACAGGTTCTTCTTCCCAAGTACATAAAGCTCTTAACTCTATCCCTTGGACAAGGGCGTTGAAGTTTGATTGCTGACCGTGTCGGAGAGAGTTGGTGTCGTCCCTATCTGGATTGGCGCGAGTAATGTCTACTGTCGTTTCTACTTTGTATCTGATCATTACTCATATTTAGTAACCATAAAAAAAGGGTGCCAGCGAACTGACACCCTTTCATCAGTTTAAAAACTATTAGCCAGAAATTCCTGGAATTGTAGCTTCAATTGACATAGTAACACCAGTTGAACCTGTACCGTAGTTAGAACCTGCTGTCATTACGCCTGTTCCTTGTACAACTACGAATGCATCGTTAGTGTTTTTGTCTAAACCAACAACTGTGTTTGCGTCGTTAGTTCCTGAAACGTCACCAGCTTGGATGTAGTCTAAAGCTGCTTGGATTTCTGCATCTGTAATAGATGATTTAGCTAATTTGATAACTCTAGTTAAACCTGCAATACCGTTAGTATCACCGTTTGCTGGTAATTTGTTATCACCTAGTTCTGCAACACCTGTTCCGGCGTTGTTATAAGTTTGGAATACTGAGCTTCCGTTTGATAGATCTGCCATAATATTATCTCCTCGATTATTAAATGATCCCGCTCAGGGACCGGCTTTTTTCTTACACTCTTATTTATCTTTTGGGTAAAAACTTATGGGTTTTGGGGGGATTTTTGACTAAAAACGCTTAATCTGCTCTAAAAGGCGTCCATCTATCACGTGGAACTAACTTAACTTTGTCTCTAGTCTTAACAAAGCCTTCGCCTCCTGGCTTGCCACCTGTTGTAGCAACTACATCACCTTCTGCTTTATCAAGCTCTGCAATTACTTCATTCTTGGCTTTCATAAGCTCTGTAACAAGGAAAAATATGTTTGTTGCAGTTTGCTTACTACTGTCTATAATACTTATAATCTTTGCTTGTTTATTGGCGGAAACCTTTGAATTTTGAAGCCAATTGAGGAAACTTTCTACTTTTAAGTCATCTAATTTTTTAGCTCTACTCATTTGATTTACAAATGTGTACATGATATCGCTGATATCACTTAGTCCAGGACGCTTCTCAAAGAACTTAGCAATGTTTGCTTGTTCTTGATTTGCTACCTTTTCTATGTTGCCTAAGTTGTCTGCATTTACTGGCGGCGCCTTGCTTACATACTGTTGTCCTAAAACTAAAAGATCTGCTGTGCCATTAAATTGTTTTACATCTTCAATAGGTGTGCCTGACTTATCGCCAAAGTATTCATATGCTGAATGTGCTGCAACACCAACTTTACTTTTGCCTACTTTACGTCCAATGTCACTTTGTGCTTTAACATTGTATGTAGTTTGATTAGGAGTAAAACTTATTGCTCCGTCACTGCCTTGATATGGTTTACCTGGATGGTATAGTAAGTCGCCATACATGTAACCTTTGAAGTCCGGTGGAGTCGCTGCTTCAAATATTGGCCATAGGCTTGCCATATCTTTTGCAAACTTAGGTCTCCATTCTTCACCTTTACCTCTACTGTTGATAAACTTTTCTAATTCATCAGCTGAGTTAGACTTACCTTCTTCCTTACCCCAATTATTTTTTCCAACTAATCTAAACTGGCCGTCATCTTCACGTCCCCAATACACTGTTGGATTACCGTCCCATTTAACTGCAACATCACTAGCATCTTGCTCCATGCTCTTTAAGATATCAACTGCACGTTTAGCACCATCAGATGGATTAGTAAACACTAGGTCTTCTAAGTGATTAAACTCTCTACCTACGGCTTCTACTAATACAGCTTCTGTTAAAAATTCAAATGCTCTCATGCTTTTTTCTTCTTCTTAGTTTTATCTACGTATGTTGCGTGTGGCACATTTAAGTTCTTCTTGCCATACACAGGACCTACTTTATGCATCTTAGAAAGTTTGTCAGCTATCGAATAGCGTATGTCTACAACCTCGCTTATTTTCATTTTACGATGTCTATCATTTTACGCATCCAAGCATTGTGATCCGCTTGGTAAGTTTCGACTTGCTTATTGTCCGGTAATTCTAAACCGTCTCTTGCAAAGGCTTCAACAGCGTCTGCAACAAGTTCATCGTAGTTTGGTAACTTCTTAATAAAGTTAACAATTGACTCTACTGATTCAAGTGTTGATGGTGTTGCTGTTTGCCCTAATAGGACTTTAGCGATTTGGTTGGGGTCTTGTGATACCAATTCGTTAGTTTCTCTATCTTTTAGCCCTTCATTTGCTGACCATTTCATACCCTTGGTTTTTGCTATGCTGGAAAGGAGGATGTGTCGATGCATACCTTTATAAGGTGAGTTTGGTCCACTTCCCTGCAGGCTGAACTTCATCCAATCTGGATCACCAAACATAAAGTCTGTTTGCACAAAGCCGTTTGAATCATCCCCTTTGATTGGAGTTTTAAAGTGTACGTTGATGCCTGACTTACGTATCCACTCTTTAGCGTTTACCTCGCCGCCGATGTTATCTTGTACCCAAGCAAGAAGCGTAGCCTCTAAGTCTGCTTTTGTTGTACTTGAAACATCTACTGCAAGATCTAAATCGCCACTGGTATCTTTCTTACCAGTTGTACCTAACATATTGTCTGTGAGTTCTAAGTTTGTTATTCCTTCTAACCATTGTACAGTTGGTAATACATCGCTCTTTGCAACCCTTACGGTTACTGGCTTACCTTCCGCATCTTTAAATATGTTGCCACCTTCTAAAAGTAGTGTCATGTTAGCGTTCTCGTTTCTTTGATTCAACGACCCGTTTAATTCCTCTATCGAACTTAGAAGAATCCGCGCCTTTTATAGAATTGATAAATCTACGCTCCAGCTCAATAGCTGTTGTTTGATCGTAATGCTTATGCATAGATTCTATTAAATTAATTGCTGAGTTAATAATATTAGTTGCACGACTTTGGATCAGAGATTCTGTATCTCTGCGATCTGCAATTTCGTTTAATTCTTGTAAAATAGACCTTGTTTTAATTTTCATCGTGTTTTCCTAAAATTACTAACTGTATTTACCCTTTTATGTAACAAATTATACAACAATGATTTGCGAGTGTCAAGAACTTTAATCTGTCAACTTTTTTGCGGCGGACTGTTGCAAAAATAGCATGACAGCCTTGCATGAAAATCCGCTCTAATTAGGGCAGTAATACTGTACTATTATATAAATACAGGTGACAAAAGCGCAGGGTGGCGATCGAAACCCTCAAAGTTGTCAAAATATACATACAGACACCAGGAAAGACTGGGGCATTGTCCATGCCTTACAAGTGATTGACGGGGACCAAAGGTTCACGCACCGCCGGGGAAGTTCCGGGGTATTGCTTTCCTCAAGCATCCACAAAACTTAACCAAGGAGAAGAAAAATGGCAACAATGCTATTCAACGGCCTTGTGAGTTTACTTGGAAACCCAAGCCCAACTAGGGCTTTCGAAAAAGAGATGCTCACTTACGCCAAAACTGAGTACGGAAGTGATTGGCAATATGCTTATCACTATATGATGACCCACGAAGGACGCGGTCCTAGAATGGGAGTGAAGAACTAATGACACAAGCAATTATGACAGTATCACACTTGCTACAAGATGCTTTAGAAGGACTTGTGGATTTAGTTAGACAATGGAGACGCAACAGAGCCCGCAAGGCTATGATTGCAAGAACTCGTAGAGAATTACGCAACCTTACAGATCATGAACTAAAAGATTTAGGGATTTACCGTAGCGACATCGAAAGTATTGCTAGAGGTACATTCCGAGATAAGAGAATGACTGCAACTACAAATAAGAATTTAAGAGGATGGGTATAATGACTGCGATAACACAAACTACATGGAACTTTACATGTAAACTTTGTACCATTATCAGAAATGCTTTGTTTGCATTTTGGATTGGTACAATTGCCTTTGGCGAAACAGCAGGTCGTGCTAGAGCTGCTAATGAACTTGCTCGTATGGGATACTACGATCAGGCTAAAAAACTAATGACGGAGAGAAGTGATGTTACTGCTAAGAAAACTGTATAACAATTTAGAAATTGCTGGATACGGTAGAGCAGCAAACTTAATGCGTCTGCAAGGTAGACCAGATCTATCAGCGGACTTACTTAAAGAGCAAAGACATCTACAAACTGTCAAGCGTAAAGCAATCGAAAGACTAGAAAGAGTAAGAAAAGCCAAATCAAATTACGAGCCTGGTGATCATTACTTTAGAGGAAAGTCTGTAGCATTTTGGAAAGGACATGCATAATGTGGCCGTACACCGAAGACGAAGCTGAATGGATTAATGGAAAGTGATGTAAGGGCGACGGCTCAAGCACAGGCTGAGAAAGCGTTTGCTAATTTCATACTGTGGTCGAAACGTACAACTTATACCGCTATTGCATTTTTATTAATTGTTGCTAGTTGTAACTTTGGAGTTGAAGATAAAACATATCCAGGTTATAATGGTGAACAATATAATCCATCGAATTTGAAAGTAAAATAAAAAATGACAGAGCTGTCCGCCAAGACGGCTCTGCCATAACTTCTTTGTGTTATGAAATATTTTTATTTGCGATTATAGATATGATATAACACCCATACAGCTACTAACCCAACTAAGCCCTGTGCTGATAACGCTGTTATCATTCCAGTGATGTTGTCTACTACGCTGATGTTTGGCCAGAACGGAATGTTCTGTCCGTTGAATAGGATTTCAAGAACGATTGCTAATGAAATAAGTGAAACACCTACTTCGGTAATTGCACTCGCCCAACCCTTTACTTTATTTAAGATTTCCATATTGGTTATCTCCTTCTTGTTTCCTGACAACACTCAAGCGTTGAAGTCAGTGTAATATTTAGGTGCATGGAGATCAGAGTAAAAACACCATAAATGGTTTGCGGCACCTACAACGCAGGTGTTTGGAAAAGAAAAATCATTAAGTGCGTTGACAAAGGTAAATAATAGTGTTACATTATTAATGTAGCATAACACACAACACACACAAGGAGAAGTAAAATGTCATTAGACAAAATCAAAGATGCACTACCTAAAGTGCAATTCAATAAAAACGGTTACGAAATTCGCACAGAAGTGCTAGACATGGCCAAAGCATTTACAGAGTTTGAATATTCAAACAAGTGGATGGGTTGGGAAGTATCTGCAAAGCGTGACGAAAAAACTGGACAAGTACTTAACAAAGTCGATATGCCAGAAATTCCAGGTTCTAAAGAAGTTTTAGAAACAGCCGAGGAGTTTTACAAATTCGTAACAGGGACTTCAAAATAGAAAATTAATGCACACAACAGAATAATTTCCTAATTATGGGATGAAGATTATATATAGAACGGCATAGCCACAGATAATAGGAACATTACATTTGAAGTGGAGAAAGGGTAGCCAGGTTGCTACCTTTTCTTTTGAGTGCAACTTAAATACTGCCATGAATACAATGTATACTGAATGGTTTGCACAACTTGCACAAATCATAGAAGATAACATAAATGAAGTAGAAGCAAGATTCACACCCAACGATCCTATTAAAATGGAAGAAGGTGGACATTCTAGCAGAGAAGGCTGGACACAAACACACAAAGTTATACGTGGAAATGTATTTGAAAAAGGTACAGTAAATTATTCTTGTGTAACAGGAGAGTTTGATCCTAGATTTGCAAAAGAGATTCCTGGTACAACTGATGATAATAGACAGTATTATGCCACAGGTATAAGTGTAGTATTACACCCTACAAATCCTTGGGTACCTGCAATGCACTTTAATACAAGATATCTTAAAACACACGAGAAAGAATGGTTTGGTGGTGGTATGGATCTAACACCCTGCTTGGATAATGAAACATTCAAGATTGGGTATCATAGAGAGCTTAAAAAGGTCTGTGATTTGTATGATGCAACTTGGTACGACAAGTTTAGTAAAGCCTGTGATGAATACTTTTATTTGCCACATAGAAAAGAAACAAGAGGCATTGGAGGATTGTTCTTTGAATATTACGATCCTAAAGACATGGACTTTAAATTTGTAGAACGTTTGGGTATAAAGTTTGCAGATGTTGTGAGAACAACTGCAATTAACTATATGAACAACAACTACACAGACGAACATAAAGATATACAAAAGATCAAACGTGGGCGATATGTAGAGTTTAACTTATTATATGATCGTGGTACTAAGTTTGGTTTTAAAACAGGCGGCAACATGGAAGCAATATTAATGAGCTTACCGCCAGATGTGAGTTGGCCGTGAACATTGGGATAGGTGCATTAACTGCTGCTATCTTAGCATTCATTGCTTGGGTCATAAGGAAGGTTAGAAAATGAAGATAGGTGTCAGAGGAAGTAAACTAGCATTGGAGTATGCAAGTAGGGCAGCAGCTCTAATTAACAATGCTGAGATAGTTACAGTAACAACTGAAGCGGAAATAAATCCAGACACTCCTATATTAGAAATGGGTGGCAAAGGAGTATTCTGTAAAGCCATCGAACAAAAGTTAATAGACAAAGAAATTGATATTGCTGTTCACAGTTTAAAAGACTTAACAAGAGATTCAGATGATGTACTTGAGATATCGGCAGTATTAAAACGTAACGATCCTAGAGATTGTGTAATTGGTAATCCTGATAAGCCAGGGGCAAAAATAGGAACAGGTAGTCCTCGTAGAATTGCACAACTAAAAAAATTATATTCACAAGCAGAAATTGTTCCTATTAGAGGAAACATTGATACACGTATTTCTAAAGTAGAAAGCGGACAGTATGATGCTATTGTACTTGCTGTTGCAGGTCTTGAAGCATTAGGGTTACAAGATAAGATAACAAAAACATTTACAATTAGAGAAATGTTTCCTGCTGTTGGGCAAGGAGTTATTGCATTACAAACAAGAAAGAAAAGTTCTGCAAGTAATTTATTATCTACATCTTCAGACCCAGACACATATAAATGTGCAATGGCTGAACGCAAGATGCTAGAAGTTATAAATGGTGACTGCCATACTGCTGTTGGTTGCATATCTAGTATTGTTGGCGACTATTTAATGATGGAAGCTCACAACTTCGAAACTGATAAGTATAGTGAAGTAATCGGTAAGAAAGAAAACTATATCGAATTAGGTGAGCAACTAGGAACAAAACTTATATGAATGAAAAATTTACGAATGCCTGCAATAGGGTAGAACAGTCTTGTCCTCCGATTTGGATGATGAGACAGGCTGGAAGATATCAGCAACCCTATATGGAGATGAAAGAGCGTTTTACATTTGAGCAAATGTGTAAACTTCCAAGAGTTGCTGCTGATGTAGCAATGCTTCCAATTGATCAATTTGACTTTGATATTGCGATACTGTTTAGCGACATACTATTTCCTATTGAAGGATTAGGTGTGCCTTTAAAGTTTGCACCAGGTCCACAGTTTGATTATTATATCAATGAGGAAAACTATAGAGAACATAAAGATATTTCACGTGCAGTAGAACACATGGAGTTTCAAAAGGTTGCGGTTGCTGCAACTAGAGAGAAACTGCATAAATCAAAAAGTCTAATAGGCTTTGTTGGTGGACCGTGGACATTACTAAACTACGCTACAGGTAAGAAGCCTAACATGGATTTAAAATGGAAGGCAGCGTATATGGAAGAAGTTATTGTTCCTGTGTTAACACGCAACATACATCTACAACTAGAAGCAGGTGCAGAGAAAGTTATGATACTTGATAGTGGTGTAGGTAATATGAGCGAAGCATTCTTCAAAACAAATTACGTTAATATATTACAGCCACTAATACAAACTGATACAGGATATTATACGCAACATCTAAATCATAAGTGTTTGCCTACACTGTACAGAATGGGATGGTCTGGTATAGGCGTTGACCATACAGTTGATATGCAACGAACATTTAAAAAATATCAAGACGGCTTTATACAAGGTAACTTCGATGAAAAATTAATGATGACTCCTAAGCCTTATCTAGAAAAAGAAATTACTGAATGGCTTGATAGCATGGAGCATGTTGATAGAACTGGTTGGGTATGCGGACTAGGACACGGAATACATAAAGAAACTCCGGAAGCCAACGTAAAATTATTTGTGGATATGGTTAGGGAAAGATATTCATGAAACTAATACAACCATACTTTATTAGTAATCAAGGTAACGGAGATGATTGGGTACTTGCATCTAAACAGTCTGTCCTTGGTAACGACAATCACCCGTGGTCAGTTAAGGGCGCAATAGATACTATCGGTAGAGATATTGTTCTTGGGGTTAAAGATATTTTAGTATTTGTTATGCCTGAAAGATCTGAAATGCCAGATTGGGATTTGAATAAACGTGTTGTTAGCGAAATCAAAGCAGCATACGGAGATAAAGTAAACCTGCATGTTGATATATGCTTGTGTTCTACTACGCTAGATGGACACTGTTGTTACCCTACTGATGCAGCAAAGACAGACGAACAACTATTCGAACAAGCAAGTGTTGTATACGAAGCTGGAGCAGATGTATTAGCACCTAGTGACTGTCAAGATAATACTGTAAAGAATATTAAAGAACATATTAAAGTAGATGTAATGAGCTATTCAACTAAGTTTAGATCACAATTCTATGATGGCTTTAGACAAACTATTGGAGTTGAAAAAGGTATACATAGAAGTTATCAATTAGATGTAAATGATAGAGAACTTGCTATTGCTAGAAGTGTAAAGTATTTTAATGACGGTGCTACTAGTTTAATGGTTAAGCCTGGAATGACTAGTATTGATCTTATTATGCCTATTAAAGAAGCAACTAAGTATCAAGCACCTGTTGGAGTATATCAAACAAGCGGCGAATACATTGGCTTACAAAGAAATACTTGGCTAGTTCCAGAGATGTTAAAAGAAACACATGATGTTTTTAAACGTGCTGGTGCTGACTTTATGATTACTTACGGTGCTAGGGAATTATATAAACAGGCTGCTAACTGATTCTTCGTTAGTTATTCTACGCATTGCTTCACCGAACAAAGGTGCTACACTTACTTGACGTGTTTTCTTACAGTTCTTAGGACAACGATTAGCAATAGTATCTGTAACAACTAATTCATCAAGCACACTTTTTTCAATCTTTAAACAAGCATCACCTGACAATACTCCATGTGTAATATAAGCACGAACTGACAATGCACCAGCATCCATAATTGCTTTGGCTGCATTACAAAGTGTTCCGCCACTATCAATAATATCATCTACTAGGATAGCATGTCGTCCTTTAACATCACCAATCAAGTTCATTACTTCTGACTTGCCTGCTTCAGGACGCATTTTATCTACAATAGCAATGTCACCTGTAAACATGTCAGCAAACTTACGAGCTCTTACTGCTCCACCTGCATCTGGAGATACAAACACTGTACCTTGTTGATTAACTTCAGGGTCGTCAATAATACCTATTGTACGTTTAATGTCTTTAGCAAATGCAATTCTACTTGTTAAGTCATCAACAGGAATATCAAAGAAGCCTTGTATCTGTCCTGCATGTAGATCCATAGTTAAGATTCTATCTGCACCAGACGTTGTTAATAGATTAGCAACTAGTTTTGCTGTGATAGGTGTACGACTTGCACTCTTACGATCTTGTCTTGCGTACCCGTAATAAGGAATAACTGCTGTAATACGACTAGCACTTGATCTACGTGCCGCATCAATCATTACCATTAGTTCCATAAGACTGTCATTAACTGGTTGACTTGTGCTTTGGATAATAAAAACATCTTCGCCTCTAACGTTTTCTAAAAATTCTACGCTAGATTCTCCATCTGCAAATGTGGAAACTTTAGCCGGAACAAGATCACTAAAACAGTGTTCTGCGATCTCTTGTGCTAATTTAGGATTAGCATTTCCTGTAATGATTTTCATCTTCAAATGTAGTCCTTCCTTGTTTGATATTGTACTTATATAATATTACAAAATCTTCTTTAAGTCAAGAAAAAAGCAGTGCTGTCGAACACTGCTCTATCCATTCTAGTATCCGTTTGGTACAATAACATAGTGTATCATTAACACTACACCTACTGATGCACCTAGTCCTATCATCATTTTAATGAAGTCTTTGGTAATCAACGGAAACACTGTTTTGAACTTTTCCTTGCCAGTCATTGTAGCCATAGCAAGTTCACGTCCACATAACAATCCTACAAACACCCACGTTGTAGACATTGGTATATCGTTTAGTTCTTTGAAGAACAAAAGTATAAGAAAGTATACTGCATCAATTATTGTAGCACTACGAACATATCTTGTGTTGTGCTTTTCAATAATAATATTTTGTATCTTACCTCCACCCTCTTTAAACATAAAGCCTAAGCCTACAATAAACACAAGTGAAATCATTATCATTAGATCCCAAGGTATCTGTCTAGGTAGGAACACGGCAATGTTTGCCATGTCATGGCTTAGCCAAGTGAACCATAAGAAGCCTGTGGTTACCCACTGTCCTATTCTCCACCATCGTTTATGTTCTTCTTTGACTGGGTTTGCTTCGTTTAGGATTTTAGTTACTCCTATCCAAATAACATATGCCGCGACTGCTGCCACCGCATACCCCATCATGCTTTTAACAAGCATCTTCTCTAGCACAAATGTACTAGCGAATGCACTTAATACTAAAAAAGAAGTACTAACTGGTACTCCTATCCTTGTAAGTATTAATAGTAGTCCTGGTGCCATTGCATGGTACCATTGTATCTCTTGGAACGGTATTTTGTTTAGTCGTCCGTAACTGATGTCGCCACCGTTAGTGTACCAACCATACCAGAGCGTATACAGTAGAACAGCCGAAGCCGCTCCCCACATAACTTTCCAATTGAATTTGTCGTTGTTTGATGCGATCCAAGTGCCTAACGTTTGTACTGAATCATTTGCAATAACTGCGTAACCTGCGAATAGGAAACCTACAGCCATCCATAGGGTGAGTGCGTCCATTTATTATCTCTTTCCAAGCATTGTTCGACTTTATTTATAGAGTAACATCAGATGTGTACGATGTCAAGGCAAAAAGGGGCCGTTTCCGACCCCCCAAGTGATTATGCAAATGTTTTTGCTATTTCTCTTTCTGCTTCGGTTGCAAAGTTTTTATCCCAATTGTCTAAATGCTTTTTCATAAAGCGATTAAACACAGGAGGTATCAATGCTAACGCAAAGAGTGTAAAGTAACCTACACCAGTGTTAGGTGCACCTACTTCATCTAGTTCCCAGAAGTGTGTCTCACCTCTGTCATGATGATCAGCCTGGCGACCAATCTCAATGAAGAACCAGCTTGTGAATAATGTTGAGTTATCCCAGGAATGTCTATAGTCTATTGGTTCGCTTTTAACACGAATCAAACCATAGTGTTCTAGATAGTTAAGTGCTTCAAGTTCGAAGTTTGATATTAACCAAACAAGTCCGATACATGCGACACCTAACCAACCACCTGCAAAGAAGAACAATGCAAGTGTAGGTACACTCATCATGTAACCTCTTATCCATCTATTACTTACGGACAAGAAAGGTTTGCCTAAACGTTTCAATCTACCTCTCTCCATTTCAAACAAGAACTTAGATTGTCCTAAGTGTGATTTGATATAGTGTGAATAGATATCACGTCCTCTAGGTGCTGTTGCAGGATCGTCTTCACTTGCTAATTCCAAGTGATGATTGTACACATGAGCATAACAGAAATGTGCTGAACCTGATAGTCCCATCATCCAACGACTTATTACAAATGCAATGCCTTTGGTGTGAGATAGTTCATGCCCATAGATTATGCCTATGCCTGCAAATATACCTGTTGAAAGTGTAGCACCTAAAAGTTCTGCACCTGCCATACCATTATAGATCTGATATGCTAGTGCCAACTGAAGTGCAACAAAGACCGGTAACATCAAATACATTACTGTATTCTGTAACCAGGGGATTCCCAAGGTCTCTCCGTTCTCATCAACTGCTCCACGAGTTTGAACATTGATAAGAGTGTCAAGTATAATGCCTACTCCCAATAAGCCTACACCTGTCCATGCCCCGCTCCACCTACTAACACTCCAGCGAGTGTAACAAGTATCAACAATGGCGCAATGAAGTACCTTATGTTTACGAGAAGTTTATTCATTGTATGCCTCCTGCCTTATCGGCGGTTATTAATCACACAATGTATTAACATAGTAACACTTGACACACTAAATGTCAAGTGCTTAATATTATTTATAGAACTAGATGTTTTTGTGGGGGCTTATAAGAATATTGTTATATTACTACGTTCTTATGGATGAGTAACTAAATCGTGTATGTGTCTCCAGTTCTTAACTGTAGTAATACCTTCATGCCTATAATCCATGTTATGACCGTGTTCGATTAATAAAGGTTTAAGCCCTTGTGCTAATCCTGCTTCACAGTTCTTAGGTTTATCTTCAACCCAATACAGTCCAGTACCTTTGTATTTTTCTAATGCATCGTCTTTGTCTGCACCAGTTCCTAAGTATACATATTTTGTAAATGCTGTTGTTCCAAACAATTTATCAATGTTCATTGTTCTTAGTTTCTGTGCATTCTTATCTAAGGAAAGTGAAGTAATTAAATGGAATGTGAATCCATATTCTTCGTGTAGTTTCTTAACATAAAACTGTGCATCTCTCAGTCCTGGAAGAAATCCAATCCATGCACTGTTATTAAATATGTTAACAAGTTTTTTTGATTGTGTTGTTGGAATACCGTATCGCTCACCTATATCATAAATGAACTGCGACCCTTCAATTCTTTCGAAACCTTGTTCGCCCATCCATACATTAAATGCCCATTCCCAATCGAGTAAGACACCGTCTGCATCTACTAAGATTACTTTATTATCTCGCAATTTCATATAACTCCTTTTCTATTGTACCTATATTATAGCACCAATTTAAAAAGAAGTCAACCCCTTTTCTCTTTATATGCTTCTTCGAAGCCTTCCATACCGTATTCAGCACGTTCACAGTTACCCCATAGTCTCTTAAAGTAACCATCATATGATGACATTATAGTTTCGTGTGATGTATTTAGGTGTCCTTTGACTAACCAAAAAAGCCTATAGGCTTCTTTCTCTTCATCTTCCACTTTCTTCGTCTTTCGTTTTGTATTGCCATTCGTCAGTATGTCCTACTGACCACTTAGGTGTGTTCTCAACTGTGTAGTTTTGTGTACACACTTTGAAGTCTGGCATTTTGCGTTCTGGATGAACTAGACTTTGATCTGTAAATATTACTCTGTTGTTTGGTTGTGCTGCAAACTGTCCGTTGTCTAACTTAATAACGTTAAATGTTTTATGTTCAGGATCGTGTTCGCTAAAATTAATATCAAGTGTTGAGTGTTGTGCATGACATGTATCAAGTGTAAACATGTAATCGCCTTTGTGCATTTTCTTATCTTTGCCAAAAAACTCGCAGTTAGATAGCATAGGCTTTTTAATTAGTGTGATATCATAATCAAAGCAATCCCATATCTGTAATGTGTCTAAAGGAAGTTGATTATCTTTATCGTAATCTTCTTTCCAAACAAATGCTGATATAGGAAGTTTATCGTACAATGCACCGTACTCAGTTAGAAGTGTTTCAAAGTATAGTGCTTTGCCCATTATACTTCTAATTGAAATCCATACCCCAGGCGTGAGTTCCCCATGACCTTTTTGTAGATCATATAAGTATTCCTTTTTAACAAATACTTCTTGCGGCGGTAAGTTGTGGACTAAGAACGACATCCAACTCCTTTTGTTAAACTTGCGGTGTTTCCATTCCTTTTACTAATTTATCACAATGTGCAATGTACTCAGCCATAGAATGATCCGAGAAGTTATCTATTTTAAATGCTTTTAGTCCTCTCCACATTCCACGGAACTTATCTTTTGTTCTTTGCCAGAACGAAAGTTTACGTAGGTTACCCCATGAATTAAAGTAATGGCAAGTGCCATGATGCTTGAAACCCATTATTGATAGTGGTACTGTAGTAACAATGTCGTTATTGTTTACAAATCTGTGATGTTCAACATTTAAACTGTTGCAGTATGCTGACCATCCAACTCTAGGTGAACCATATGTATAAAGTTCAACAGGATCACTTAGTTCTGGACTATGCTTACATCTTGAAGCCATTATAGTTGCCATTGCAGCACCTAATGAATGTCCACAGAACCAATGTTGTTTCTTTAGATTAACTTTACGGTCCATATCCTCTTTCACATGTGGCCAAAGTTCGTCTACTTCTGTTTTGAATCCTCTGTGTACTCTAGAAACTGTTTCAGAAATAATAGGAAGAGCGTTTAAGTCTGCTTTAATATCGTTGTATTCTGTTGGCTGTGTTCCACGACATGCAATAACCATATCGTTTTTATTCATAAAGCGATAAGCCTGGGCACCGTCGATATCATAAAACTCTACTGTTGTAAAGCCTAGCTCTTTTGCTTGTGTTGTTGCATCTTTTGTATCTAAGTATGCAATTGCTGATAGTTCAGCAAATAATAAACTTCTTTGATTGAAAGTAAGTTCTGCTATTCCTTTCTTTAATTTTTCTGATAACATATTTCGCTCCTATTTTTTATTTATAATGTTAATCCCTGTTTTGGTGCACCCATAAATTCTTTTCCTGGAAATACTAAACAGGCATATTCATCAGTTACTTTAAGAACGCTCGTAAAAGTTCTTGTTTCCGGATTGGCCCACATTTCTAATACTGCTTCTATTGCTCTACCATCTGGAATTTTAAATAATATCTTACCTGCTGCGAAAGGTTGCTCGCCTGCTTTAAGAATGATACTTATTACATCTGAATAACGACCACAATCGATCATTATAGGCAAAGTTTGATATTGTCCTTGTGGTGGAATATTTGGAAGGCCTGGTGTTGGTGTCGGTGCAGGTTCGTCAGTAGTTGTAGTATTAAGAGCTCCAATAACTCCTCCCGTAGCAGACGCTGGTACTATCCATAATCCGAATACTAGTGTTAGTAATGCAATTAATCTAAACATTTACTTCTCCCTATAAAACAACGACTCCTTCGCGGAGTAGTTTTTCTCTGTTAGCCATATGCTTCAGTTGGATTTCCTCTTTGCTTCCACCAAAGTATGCTACAGCATGTCCTTCTTCAACCATGATATCAGTTATCATGCGTCCGTCCTCTGTAGAAAAGTCACCCAAGATACGACCGAACTTGCCTTTCATGTCTTCGCCGTTTTTATTAATTTGGGTTTTTAGAACTGTTGTTTTACCTAATAGTTCTTTAAGCCTTGCCTTTGCAGCAAGTCCAAACTTCTTTTCTACCTTGTCTCGTGTTCTGCTTTCTGGAGTATCAATACCCATAACACGTACCCTTTCATCTTTTAAGACAATACCAAAACCTAGATCAATATCTACATCAACAGTATCGCCATCTACTATCTTTACGACAGTGGCTCTGTACTCGTACATAACGTTTTCGCTCCTAATTAGTTATATACGTATTTATTAAAAAAGGATAGGTTTATGACCAAGGACGACTGGCAACTGGAACACCAGCGTTGTCTGTGAGTGCTCCATTATTGTCTGAAGCATTGTATCTTGTAGGCAATCTGCCAAGATTTAATGTGTTAAGAGCTCTATATGATACAGCATTAGTATCAACACTACCAGAAATAGTTCCATCATCTGCAACTGATTTGCCTTGACGTTTTGCTTCTGCTTTGGCTAATTTAGTATCTTGTCTAGTTTTTTTAAGTGATAAAGTTGATATACCGTTCGCTGCCATTGTTCGCTCTCCTATATTGTTATTTATGTTAAATACATGTATGTACAACATAATTAAATTCTTTAAAACTTGGGCTAATGAATATAATAGCCTAATGGACGAGCTAAGAAAAGACGGTTGGTATCAATGCCATCACTCAATGGGAACACTATTCTATCATGATAAACAAAGAACCAATAAACAAACTACTAAAAAGCCTAAAAGATAGCGGCAACTATAGGGTTTTCAACGACATACTTAGGGAAAGAGGCGAGTTCCCTAGAGCTATCTGGTACGGACCTTATAATATTAAAAACATTACCAATTGGTGTAGTAACGATTACTTAGGCATGGGACAGCACAAGGTTGTCATAGACGCTATGCATACTGCCCTAGACCAAACAGGATCAGGCTCGGGAGGTACACGTAACATAGGTGGCACAAGCCATTACCACGTTGCGTTGGAACATGAGATTAGTACGTTACACAACAAAGCAAAGTCCTTGCTGTTTACATCTGCATACGTTGCAAACGAATGGACACTTATTTCATTAAAAAGAATATTCCCTAACATTGTATTCTTAAGCGATAGTAAGAATCACGCTTCATTGATACAAGGTATTAGACATAGTAAAGCAGAAAAGCAAGTGTGGCATCACAACGACATGGATCAACTAGAAGAACTATGTGCTAACGCTGTACTTGCCAATCAAGTTCCTTGTATAGTATTTGAAAGTGTTTACTCTATGGACGGAGACATTTCGCCAATGGAAGAAATATGTAATATTGCAGACAAGTATAATGCAATAACATACATTGACGAAGTACACGCTGTTGGCCTTTATGGCGAACACGGAGGCGGCTGGACGGAGAAACTAGGACTTCAAAACCGAATTGATATAATCAATGGCACACTTGGAAAGGCCTTTGGAGTTCAAGGTGGTTACATTGCTGCCGATGCTGATGTTATTGATGCTATCCGTTCAGTGGCTTCTGGTTTTATCTTCACGACTAGTATGAGTCCTGTTGCATGTGCTGGAGCAATGGCTGCTATAAAATACTTAAAAGATCACAACGAAGTTCGAGATCAACATCAAGCACAAGCAAAAAAATTAAAAGAAAGATTAACAGCAAACGACATACAGGTTATGGAATGTGCAACTACGCATATTGTTCCTGTACTTGTAGGCGATGCTAAGAAGTGTAAGTCAATGAGCGATATGCTTATTGATGAATATGATATCTATGTACAGCCAATTAACTATCCTACAGTAGCAGAAGGTACAGAACGTTTAAGGTTTGCACCTACTCCGTATCATGATGATAAAATGATTGAGGATTTAGTTATTGCTCTGAAGGCTGTGTTTGCTCGTCACCAGGATTAATCTTAAACTGATCTTCTTCATAGTCAGGAGTTCCTGCTTCAAATATAATTGAATTATGGTCTAGTGATTCTAATTGATGTGGAGTCATTTCAGCAATGTCAATTGTGCTACCTTCTTGGATAACTTGTTCTCTTGCCATGCCTGTTTTAATATCAATAAATGTAATCTTAAACTTGCCTGCATTAACAAACCAACTCTTACGTCTGCTCTTATGAATCATCATAGCAGTTTTCTTGTGAGGCTTTTCAAATACTAATAGTTTTCCTGTGTAGGATTCATTAGAAGCCCAATTGAGTTCCATTCCCCAAGCAGTTGGCCTTTGTCCTTGTGGTACTATCTTCATGGACGTTTATCAATAATTTGATCAACTAGCCCGTAGTCTAATGCTTCTTGTGCAGTCATGAAGTTATCACGTTCCATATCAGCACTTAGCTCATCAAATGTTTTGCCTTTAGAGTTATGCTTTTCATAGATAGCAGTAAGTTCTTTCTTAATCTTTAGAATCTCTTCTACTTGAATTTGCATATCTGTTGCTTGTCCTCTTGCACCACCACTAGGTTGATGAATCATATGCCTTGCATTTGGCAGCATATATCTTTTACCCGGAGTGCCTGACTGTGCTAATAGGCTACCCATTGAACATGCTTGTCCTATTACGTATGTAGAGATGTCAGGTTTAATAAATTGCATTGTGTCATAGATACTCATACCAGCAGTAACAACTCCACCTGGACTATTAATAAACAACGATACATCTTTGTCTGAATCTTCTGATTCTAAATATAACAACTGTGCAACAATAAGATTTGCACTCATATCTTCGACAGGACCATTGAGCATAATAACTCTGTCCCTTAATAATCTACTGTAGATGTCAAAAGCTCGTTCGCCCTTGCTTGTTGATTCAACTACCATTGGTACTAATGCCATTTATTTTTCCTCTTGTTTAATATTACTCGTTATATTAAGGTCTGCAACTAAATTTGTCAACCATGATTTTACATCAATTGTTGCTTTCCAACCTAAGTCTTTGAGTTTACTCATATCAGCTAGTGTATGTTCAATGTGTCCTATGCGTGGAGGTGTATGAACTTGTTTGCTACTAACAATGTCTGCTAACTCTCTAATAGATACTGACTCGCCTGATCCTATATTATATATGTCTCCACTCTTTCCGTGTTCTATAATTAGGCTAAGTGCAGATATAGCATCACTAACATGTATAAAGTCTCTAGTCTGTGATCCTGTTGCATCAAGCAATAACGGATCACCATTTTGTGCTGCTTCAATAAATTTTGATATTACTAATGAATACTTTCCCATCTCCATGAACGGACCATACATTGTAAACGGCCTTACTATAATAAGTTCTGTTGTTGGTAAGCGAGTGTTCTGTGCTGTTAGAGCAGCTTCAGCAGCCATCTTACTAATAGCATATGGACTTGTAGGATTTAGTGGATCAGTTTCTTTGTTAGGTGTCCAACCATTGTTACCATACACAGAACTAGAACTGAAATAGATAAACTTCTTAACACCTAGTGTTTGTGATAGAGCATATATCTTTTGAGAAGTTCCTATGTTCATGCTGTAATACTGTTCGTAGTCTTGCCAACTAGGACTTATCCTAGTCTTGTTAGCCAAATGTATAACAACATCACAATCCATCATGCGCTGTTTAACTTGCCATAGGTCGTCTTGTATGTCTATACCTGCTACATCGAACTCGTCATAGAAGTCTTTTTTATCTCCAAAAAGATCTAGAGGTAGGTCAATACAACTAATATCATGTAAGTCTTTATAAACATACGATAAGTTTCGTCCAAAAAAGCCTGCTGCACCAATGATTAATATCTTCATACATATAATTATTGCTCTTAGGGGTTGACAAGTGGTAATCGTGAGTATATATTATACAGTATAGTTTAACGCTATGGGCCAGTAATTCGTTACGCACCCAGGCACAAAGTAACACTAGCAATTCGTTGCACATGTTATAAGGAGTTAAAAACATGAAGAAAGTTCCGTATAATCGCCAGACGGAGATCAACAAGTATCTGGCTAAATTTAAAATTCCCTTTGAAATGAAAGATGACGCAATTGATTTGCGTACTATGTCTGACAACTACGACCGTGGTATTATTCCACTTAATGATATTGCAGAAGCAATTGATGTTGTACTTGGTCCTGACAAGAAGCCCGATGTCCAAGACCCATATGATCCTAAAGAAGGTATTGTAAAGTTTGGTTGGATTGATTGGGAAGATATGTATTTGTGGCCTAGGTTCCAACGAGATGTTGCACCTAACCATATGTATAAGATTGAACAAGACTACGAACACACTGCGGTACTGTTGCCAACTGCTATACTAGTAGACGGTATGTACATGCTGTGGGACGGACATCATACATCACAAGAAATGTTTAGACAAAAGTATACTACCTACCCTATGTGGTATATTGATACAAATATGATTACTGATGAAACTGTTACTGAAGCAGGCTTTACTGACAAAGTTGAGTATGCTGTTTGGTTAGCAGGACAAAACATGATACGTATTAACAGTCGTAACAAACGTAAACTTCATGCCTATGATGAGTTTATGATTCTACTAGAAACAAAAGATAGTGCAACTGTACAAATGAATAACATTTTAACTGCTACAGGGTTCACACCTAAGCGTAATGCTAACACACCGAATGCATTCAGTCAGATCAAAAGTGGACAAACTATATTTGAAATGGCAGACGATTACGGTGTAACAGGCAAATACTTTAAACGTGCATTGCAATTCCATAACACACATTGGAAGAAGGCAGCGGCAGAGTTAGAGATATGGAGGCCTATGGCACTATTATATAAGATGGCAGAGGTTGAAGGCTTTGCATTAGATGCAGACTTCGATAAAGAACTAGGCAAACTGTTTATTAAAACTTGGGGAGATCCTACATCAGTACAACTAGGACTGAAGGAAAACTATGAGAATGCTCTCCACACCAAAGGATTTACTAATCCAAGAGACCATGATCAGTGGCGTGTGTATGATGCTATTGTAAATCTATATAACGATAAGATTGGACGTATCACACTTCCAACAGCACAGTGTAGGTGGTAGCATGAAATTCTTATACTTAATGAAAGACCCTCTAGGCAGTGGTGACTGTAAGATTGGAATCACTAGCATGAATAGTGCTAAGGCTAGATTGGGTGTTTACCAGAACAGCTATTCTGCTCGCAGTCATTATGCTACGTTTAATCACTTATGGTATGGTAAAGCAAATCCAATTAGCAAACTAGAAAGCGTACTCAAAGATACGTTTGGATATGCTATTATGCTAGAAGGTAGAGGCTACTCAGAATGGATAGCAGAACCAGAGGAAACGATATTAAATAAGATTGCAGAAACAATTAAAGATTACCATTTTCATGTGTACGAAATTGGACAAGAAATCAACGTGCATAACATAGAAAATGTAATAAATGAGTTGACAAAAACCGATTAATTTGCTATAATGTATATAATAATTAGGCAAACAGAGAGGCATAAATGAGAACACAACCTGAAGTAATTATAGACAAACTTGAAGCAGACAATTCACGTCTAGCAAAAGAGCAAGTAATATTAGAAGCAATGGAAGAAGGACTAGATGAGTTCTTTGCTGGTTGCCGTATGGCACTTGATAAACTTTACACATTTGGTGTGAAGCAAGTTCCAGAAGTAGATCCTGAGTGGAACGGACAAGGACTAGCATGGGATAAGTTCTTAGAACTTGCTGATGCACTATATAAACGTAAACTTACAGGTAATGCCGCACAAGATGCAATCAAACTTGCAAGTGAAGTAGCAACTGCTGAACAATGGAATAAGTTTTATAGACGTATTCTTATTAAAGACCTGCGTTGTGGTGTAAGTGAAAAGACTGTAAACAAAGTCGCTAAGAAGTTTCCACAATATAAAATTCCTGTGTTCGAGTGTATGTTAGCACATGACAGTGCCAATCATGAGAAAAAGTTAGTTGGTAAGAAACTACTTGAGCCTAAGTTAGATGGTGTACGTTGTGTTACTATTGTAGACTACGAAGCAAAGTCAGTTACACAATACACACGTAACGGTAAAGTATTAGAAAACTTTGCACACATCACAGAAGCATTGCATGGCTTTATGGAAGAGATTGGTCGTTCATATGTAATTGATGGTGAAGTTGTTTCTAATAGTTTCCAAGACTTAATGAAACAAGTACATCGAAAGAGTGATGTGAAAGCACAAGATGCAAGACTTGCAGTGTTTGACATTATTCCGTTAGTAGAATTTAAGAAAGGTGAAAGCATACAAGGACAAAGACGTAGAAGTAATATGCTTAAAACCTTTGAAAAGATATTTGAACAATGTTTTTGTGATTTAGTACCACAAGAAGAAGTAGAACTAGGTACTATGGTTGGAGATACAATGTTCAAAGACTATAATAAAAAAGCAGTTGAAGCAGGTTATGAAGGTATCATGATCAAAGATGTTGATGCTGTTTATCAATGTAAGAGATCACATTCATGGTTGAAGATGAAACCTTTCATTGAAGTATCACTGGAGGTTAAAGATGTCGAAGAAGGAACAGGACGAAACGTTGGTAAACTTGGTGCATTCATTTGTGAAGGACTTGATGACGGAAAGCAAATTAATGTTAATGTCGGTAGCGGTTTTACTGATATTAATAGGGATGAGTTTTGGGCTAGTAAAGATACTATCCCTGGGCAAATTGTAGAGGTACGTGCAGATGCTGTTACACAAAATCAAGATGGTACTTACTCGCTTAGGTTTCCGAGGTTTCTCAGATTTAGAGGCTTCAAGGCAGGCGAGAAGATCTAATATAGTAATATGGGATTTAGAAAACGAGGGATAATATGAACGAAGATGATATGAGTAAGTTTTACAACTTAATCTTTGCAGAAGCGGCAAAAGAATGTGACGCACAACAAGATATAATGGGTGTTGCGGCAGTACTAATGTCTATTGCACTTAGGTTGTACAAAACAGGTCTTCATGACACTGACTTTGAAAAGGTTATAGATAATCTTGTGAAAACTGCGGACAAAGTGAAGCCGTTCTTAGATGATCACGAACCAAAATCACGTATGTTGCACTAATGAAAGATATTCAATCGAAACATCTTCAAAGCAAGGCATTATGGTTAGTAATGCATCCTTGTCAGTCTATGGGTTGGGAACAAGATACTCTCTATCCTTGGAAGGCTGCTGAAGCAATTCGATTGGCACAGAAGATAGAATACTATCTTAGACCTATGAAGCACAAGGCTAAAGTAGTTCCTGATCATTTACAATGTATTAGTCATCTATCTCAATATAAGAACATGCAGACACAAGAAGACCTTGTAACTTACATGCGAAAGCATAGACTTGATAGCATTGTTTATTGTGGTTTCGATTATGGTATCTGTATTATAAGTGAAAAGCATTTAGGTATGGCTGAGGTTAGTAAGCGAACAAAATACAAACTTTATCTCAAGCATACATTATGTAGCGGCCCTGTAGATAGTAACTGGCACCTCGGAGACGAAAGAACTAAAGAGTGGGGAGGTCAGATCATATGAAGAAGTTTACTGTAGATATAAACGTAGGTGATACTGCAATGGTCGGACGTTTTAAGAATGTCCCTATAAAGATTGTTGATATTCAGCTTGACGAACATGGCCAACCTGTGTTAATATCAAACAGTGGTAAGAAACATTTATTTGCATGTCGCATAGACAAACTTAGTCCAGGCGGCCAAACACCAGCACAAATCAAAGCGAGAGCTAAACGTGCTACGAAAGGGAAAAAATGAGGGATCATATGGGTGACGAATACACAATTAGTCCATCAGAAGATATTGCCTACACAGGTACTGGTGCAACAGGAACATTTACTATAGATATTGGTGACTATAACGACACAGGTAGTGAGTTCAGTTACAATACAACTTATTCTGTAGAGCCTGAAGTTGGCGGCGAAATGCGCAAACGACTAGAAGCTATTGAAGCAAGGCTAAACATTTTAGTACCAGACCCTGCTAAGTTGGAAAAGTACGAAGCATTACAAAAAGCGTATGAACACTATAAGACTATGGAACGTTTATGCGTGGAGGAAGAAGAAGATGATAACTGATGAATATAATTTTGAAACACTCTATCACGGAGGCATACAGGCTAGACTAGCGTTTGGCGATTATGAACTCAGCATTGTGAAGGGCAAGTATACCTATGGCGGAGACAAAGACATGTTTGAAATAGGTGTATTTAAAGAAGGTATCATGACTGAGATGCCTGGTATAACTAATCCTGGAGATACTGTAAAAGGATACTTGACAAGTGATCAAGTTAAAGTTATAATTAAAAAAATGCAAGTAGCAACAGGCTACCAACCGATGGAGATGGAACATGTACAAGATTGAAGATATTCAACCCGGCAAGAGCTATGGGTGTAAGTTTAAAGTAACAACTATGCTAGATACATTTGGTAGGCCTCCAGGTTTATCTGACACACCATTGGCAGGCCCAGGAGAGTATGAGAGCTTTGGCATCATCCAAGTACGAGACTTAGAATCTAAACTAGTAGAACTATATGACGAAAAGAGTCGTAAGACTTTCCGTTGTAGTTTTGATGATATCTGGGATATAGATGATGTTGAATACGTCGATAACACTGAAGAAGTGTAGTAAGTGTGGCATAGAGCAACCTTTAGATCAATTTTGTAAAAGCTCTGGTGCAAACTACTTACGCACTGAATGTCGTAAGTGTAACTCAAACCTAACCCGTGTACGAAACAAACTACGTAAAGAAGTACCACCACCCCCTGAGGATCATACATGCCCTATATGCCTTAAAGGTGCGGCTGAAGTGAAAGGTATGGGCGGACGAAAGAGCGGACATTGGTGCTTGGATCACGACCATAAGACTGAAAAGTTTAGAGGTTGGATATGCCATACATGTAATAGGGCACTGGGTCAGTTACAAGATAGGGTTGATGTATTGGAAAATGCTATTAAATATCTAAGCCAACCAAGTATCGACTGATTGTCTTCCTGCGGCCTTAACACTATATTCCCATAATTCATTAGGATCTTCACTAAACAATTGTTCAGGAGTAGTATCGTTGGCAACTAGCCATGAGCTGTTTTTAACAAATGGTGGCTGGCCATTAAGTTCCATATCTAATTGACCTGGACCCCATTGGCATAAACCATAGCACACTCTAAACCAACGTGGAGCATCACCATCTGCTAGACAGTGAAACATGCTTTCGTTTGATGTAACACGCCAATCTTCATTAACATACATTGTGTGTTCGTTTTCCCACTCTTTGCTGTGTAACATCCATACAGAACCTTTTTGTACAGGGCCACCCCAGAACAATGGGAAGCGAAGATTCTGAACATCAAGTTCAATCTCTCTTGCTAAACTTTCTAAATTGTGTGGAGTCATTCTGTTAACACATAACGCCCAAGAGTTGTGTTTGTTATGATGTGTTACTAGGAGTGCTGTTCGGCTAAAGCGAGAATCCACCATACCTGGCGGAGCAACAAGTAAACTGCCATTAACGGGTTTAACTGGCATGGCTTAGGACCAATCTGGTAGTGGGCCGCCGTACTTCTTGCCCTTAATCTTTTTACCTCTAACTTTTACTCTTTCTGATCCTACTTTATGGCTTTTTTCACCATCACGTGAACGATAGCCTTGTGACTTACAAGATGCTAGTTGACTGGCTCCTAACGCACTATCAGGCTTACCAGATGTGCATAAAGCTCTACTTGCTGGTTCTTCTACAAAACGTGTATCTAATACTTCTGCTATTTTCATACTATGTTCCCTACCTGATGTACTGCTGTAATTAAAAGTGCCTTTGTATCTAAGTCGTCTCCTGCGTCTTGATCTATCTTTGGTTCTTCTATAAGACGCAACATAATGTCTTGGTATTCAAATTCTTCTAGCCCACCACCTTGATACTGTTCATATATCTGACAGGCCATACTTGCTCTTTCCTGAGCCCACTTAGGTCCACTTTCAGCCAACATTTCTAATTGTTCAATCATCTGTTCTCCAATATGTCTGTCATTACTTTTGTTGATGTCTTGCTAAAAAAGCGTGGTGCAACACTGTGTATTAGTAGTGCAGGCACCAACAACTGTAGTTTAACTGCAACTTTAAGAGCCTTAATCATATGCTCTGGTCCAGTTTCTCCTACTTCTTTCAAATGTAATTTACATTGCTTACTTAACATGATTGTGTTTTCCTTGTTACAAATATTTATCTAAAAGTATCAGTCTTTGCTTTGGTCTGATTGCACTGTTAAGAAACTTTTGTAAATGATAAAACCAGTTACCTAATTGTATGTAGGTGCTGTCGTGTATCTTGTCACCCACGGTGTAGTAACTGCTTATGCCCAGTGAAGCATAGTATTCTATGTCCAGGCCTCTCTTCTTACCATACTCGGGCATCAAGGACACAAAGAACAAACATTGATCGGCATATTCTTGGAACAGGTAGGCCCTGTCTAGTTCTTGTAGGTTAAGCCAACGTTCACCAAAGCTGGGTTCGGGTATAAGCTCTGGCTTGTCTAGCCTATCAGCACATAGGTCTATAAGATAGTCTGATATATGTGTGGGCATATCAAACCCTACTTCGTTAGCGTGTTCGCTTATGTAGGTGCTGAACTGCTCCCTAACGTCAACCATCCTTGACCATGCTTTTTATTTCTAATACGTTATAGTTAGGGTCTTCAACAAAGAATGTTTCCTGCTCATAGTCAGTACCCTCAAAGCGTACATAGGGTGTATCTAGAAAGCCCACGCTATCCTTTACAGAAGCACGTACACGTTGATACTCATCATAGGGTAAGTGTATGCCTAAGTGTGGTACGCACACTTTACCCATGTCTACTTCATGCCTATGCCTATCAGGCCCCTTACCAACCCTGGGTATTGATTCATGTAGGGTTAACTCATTACCCCAAAAGTCAACGTCTTGCCAACGTCCGGCTTCAGCCATGTCTAGGGTACAGCCCAAGATGTCTGTATAAAATGGCAGGGTATGCTCTAGGTTGCCACCTTCAATGGCTAAATGGAAACGATTACTCACGATAGACTCCTTTCTTATCTAGTGTAACATTCTTTCTGGGTCAGCACCATATAGTTCTTCTAGATCAGTTTCTTCTAAACCCAGTCGTGCTTTAAAGTATTTGATTACGCAATTGAGATCACGTGCAGCCAGTGTGGCCTCAGTAGTGCCTTTTTGTAATAGGATTGTATGCTGCTTTGATAGTATGTCTAGTTCTTCTTCAAAGAGTTCTGCAATGGTTATTGCTTCTTGTGTGTACTCTTCGTCAGTGTATTGCTCTTCTGACATTTGTATATTCTCCGTATGATTACACAAATATTTAGCTATACTTTTGTATGAGCGTATTTTATGATGGCTTTAGCTACGTTAACGCCTGTGGCCTTCTCAAAACCCTGAAACCCTGGTGCTGAGTTGGCTTCACACACTAGATAGTTTCCATCAGGCCCATGCAGTAGATCAACGCCTGCTACGTCTAGGTCAAGGGCTTCTGTTACCCTTAGTGATATCTCTTCTAGAGCCTCATCTATGGGATAGTTCTCACCCATGCCTCCACGTGTTATGTTGGCCTTGAAGCTGCCGTCCATAGAGCTACGTTGCATAGCCCCTATGACCTTACCCCCTACAACAAACACCCTAACATCCTGGCCTGGCTTTTGATCTATGTAACGCTGCACAATGATGGCTTCATCGCTTTTAATACCGTGTGCAAACTCCACAAAGTCCTTGAACTTCTCCTTGCTTTCTACCAAGTATACACCCTTGCCGTATGACCCTGCAAATATTTTAACAACTGCCGGGAAGCCAAGCTCACGCTCTACGAGGTTGGCGTTGACCGGATGTCTTACCAGTATGGTCTTGGGTGTGGGTACGCCTTCTGCTGCAAATATCTGATGTGCATACAGTTTATCACGTGTTGCTTCTATGCCGTCACTGTGATTAACAGAGGGTATGCCCAATCGTTCTAGATGTCTTAGTATAGCAAGTCCAAAGTAGCCCGTGCCTGATCCTGTGCGTGGTATGATAACTGAGGGCAGTTCAACCACCTTGTTGCGTACACGTATGCTGCGACGATCCTCCCTGCTAACTATGATGTCTATACTAGGGTGCAGTATAAGCTCTGTGCCAGGCCCACCCTCATCTATTAGCCGTTGGGTTTCGTAGCGGGTTGCCGCACTGCGTTTTTGCTGTATGATCCACGCTTTCACGTTACGCTCCTTGAATACACGGGGGGTTTCTGACAGTGTATTTATTGTTTATTTTGGATAAATGCCAGCCACAATCTAGTTGACAGAGACACCAAAAGGGTTATATAATACACATATGAAGATTAAGAAAACACTCAAGGGATTGGGATTGTGGACACGCAAAAAGGACATGCAAGAACAGATAAAGTTTGTGTTAACAACAAGCATTATGATAGGCGTCCTGCTTGTGCTAGTGGGTGCATTCCAATGAAACGAACACACGACATAACACTCAAGTTCAGTGTACCAGCAGAAGAAATGCCTGAGAACTATACACTACAGAACCTACGTGCAGCAGCATCATATTGGATAAGTGGACCCAAGTTCCATGCATCAGTGGTGACCCGCACAGAGTCTGACAGCCCCGAAGGGGTAGCGCCAGATGCACTGAGCCGCGAAGCGGCACGCGGTAGCGATGATTCAGAGTCAATAACCCACAAAGAACTACTATGATTAAACGTATAAGCACAGTGACGCTCACAGGCACTATACAGTTATTGAATGCTGTTGGATACCTCTTTGGTATGACGGCAGCACTGTTTGGTGTTCTCGCTGACACATTAGATCGAGTACGAGTACGCATTAATGAGTACAACACAGATGAAGTTGACCCTTATGATGACATACACAACGCT